ATTTCCAACGACATGAAGATTAGCTTGGGGGTTCTTGGTCTCAATTCCCACAGAATTGGTCGTCGCATCCACATGTAGGGTATCCTCATCCACGGTTAAGTTCGAGGACACGTAGACATTTCCAACAACGTGGAGATTAGCTTGGGGGTTCTTGGTCCCGACTCCAATTGAGTCGTTCTCGGCGTCCACATGGAGGGTATCACCATCGACAGTCAGGTTTGAAGACACATAGACATTTCCAACGACGTGGAGATTAGCTTGAGGGTTCTTGGTCCCGACTCCAATTGAGTCGTTCTCGGCGTCCACATGGAGGGTATCACCATCGACAGTCAAGTTCGAGGAGACATAGACATTCCCAACGACATGAAGTTCCGCATCCGGTGTTTTTGTTTTTATACCCACGCGTTCAGTCGAGGCTTCAACATGGAATGTATCTGTGGCGACTGTGAGGTCATCAGACACGTAAACATTACCAACGACATGTAGGTTAGCTTGGGGGGTCAGCGTTCCAAGTCCTATGGAGTCGTTCACCACATCCACATGGAAAGTATCTTCATCAACGGTTAAATTGGAAGACACATAGACATTCCCAACAACGTGGAGATTGGCGGAGGGGTTCTTGGTCTCGACTCCGACACTATGTGTCGTCGCATCCACGTGGAAAGTATCCGTGGCGACAGTGAGATTTGAGGAAACATACACATTCCCCACAACATGGAGGTTTGCGGAGGGGTTCACCGTTCCAAGTCCTATGGACTTACCCCCAGCATCCACGTGAAGGGTATCCTCGTCGACTGTGAGGTTTGAGGACACGTAGACATTTCCAACAACGTGGAGATTAGCTTGAGGGTTCTTGGTCTCAATACCAACGGAATTGGTCGTCGCATCCACATGAAGGGTATCTTCATCCACCGTCAGGTTTGAGGAAATGTACACATTACCGACGACATGGAGATTGGCGTCGGGTGTCACTGTTCCAAGACCCACAGACTTACCCCCTACATCCACAAAGAATGTTTCCCCATCCACTGTGAAGTCACCGCTAATACTCGTGTTTCCGGAGACGACCAAAACATTCGAACCGTATTCATCTACGAAAAGATTGGATCCCACATCCAATGTGTGAATGGGGCTCGTGTTTATGATACCAACATTAGACTCGGTGAGAACACGACCGTACACGTGTACATCCAGGGTCTCAGATGTTAGTGGGGTGATCGTCTTACTTTCCGCACTACTTTGTGTGTAGGCGAGTACCATCTCATTCTCAACTTCTCTAAATCCTACAGTGACGTTTGAACCTGGTCGAGTCATGATAAGACCGAGGTCGATTGTTGTATCCCCAACCGTATTGTTTCTTCCCAATTCTATTATGGCATCTGTGATAGTCAGGTTTTCAGTGTTAATCACAGTGAGGACACCATCGATTTGAGCGTTTCCTTGGACGACTATATCTCCCTTAATGTTTGTATTTCCATTCACGACGAGGACATTCGAACCTGTATCATCGACATAGAGGTTCGAACCTACATCCAGGGTATGAACTGGTGAAGAATTTGCGATACCTACGTTCGCGGTCGTCACGAGACTCGTCACGGTATTCCTAAACTCGGTTGTGTTTGTCGTTGTGTTTCCGAGGTTTGTCGTGGCTTGTAAATTTGGTTGTAAAACGTCTACGGCAGCCACCCCCGAATCAGACACCTCTTTTGTATCTCGGTTATACGTGAGGATCTTGTTGCCTCGATCGGAAATATCAAGCACTTGACGTAAAGGGGTCATGTACACCGATCCCGGTTGTGTCGCATCAATCTGGACATCACTGGCATTGAACACGATCGTATTCTCACCCTGGTTCTCTGTTGCGTTCTTACCGAACCTAATTTTTGTAGATCGTTCGACTGTCGGCAAGTTCTTGACCATTTAATATAGATTAGCATTTTAATTCGCGTAGAGGAGTCCCGCCATACCGTTCTCGATACGGAGGACGTTATAGTTGACCGCATATATCGGGTCGTTGATAGGCATTGATTCACTCATGATCTTAGCGGACTCTAAACGACTGAAGTTGAGGGTACCTGTGGGTTGAAGTGAGCTTGTTGAGAGGCAGAAACAATAGAGAAAGAAATCTGGGGACGTCACAAAGTTTGTGTGATAGTAACTCATCACATCAATAAAATGTGGTTTTCCCCATTTATAATTACTCATATCCGTACCATTGATGTTTAACTTAATTTTATTAAGGGGTGAAGTGAGCGCACCATCCGTGGTCGTATCCGATGAGGCGATATACTTCACGGGGTGATTAAATGTGAGATCCTGGACGAGTGTACGAGATGGAATGTTTTTCTGTACTTGGGTGATGAGAAGGTCATGTTTCCTCATTGCGATGTTACCACGCTCCTCGTTATCGAGATAATAGTAGTTCGCATAGCACTCTACGTTGTAGTCCGCTGCCGCCGTAGCCCAGTGAATCCTAAGTTCAACATTATGGTAGTTTAAGGCTACTAGGGGTAAGGCGCATTGAGGACCCTCGCAGAAGAAGAAGCGAAGGGGGTAAAAGTATGAACGCGCACTCACACCTGGGTGTGTACCATTCGCACTTCTGGAAACGTTTTGTGCGAATGTATCAATCGCAATTTTTTCAGTAAATATGGAATCTTGGGTATCGATGACCGAACCACCGATGAGAAGTTCCACTTTATCTATGATGGTATCCCACCTTTGAATATCAAGGGCTGATGTGATATTATCGATTGTAAAATAGACATAGCCGAGAAGGTCGCCAGATCGTTCGAAATGAACACTGGACATTGAATTGTTTTTCACCGCTCCATGGATCGTTTGTTTTTCGATGGATTGTGAAAAATTAGCATGTCGTTTAAACGTTGAACTAAAGAACGAAATTTCGGGGTCACCCATGATGTATTCATCCTGGGCTCCGATAGCGATCAATTGAACAATGCCTGCAGACATGGTATACTATAGTAAAGGGAGAAAATTACAAATTGGGTTTTCTACACACGAAACGAAGAATTATAAAATTATTTTTAACGGGGCTAGATGGTGTAATAGGTACACCATTTTGGTTTCTGAGAGTCACTGTAAATCGATCAATCGTACGAATAGGATCGATATATTGGGTCACAATGGGATAATTATCTTTAAAATTGAACGATGTCGTACCTTCACCTATGATACTCGCAAACGAATTTCTTAGCATACTCATCGAACTTTGACCTTCATAAACATTTGAAGCTCTATCACTGAAAATTGTATCAAGTTCGCTAATGGAAATATAACAGTGTTTCGTATCAGTTGTCGTATTAATATTAGTGGCTAACAGTCTAGCCTGAACAACATTTTTTAGTGGATTTTGGAGATGACATGTGAAAACATTGGCGCTACTCTGTCCAATTGTATCTATCGTCACTGTGTGATACTCATAATTGAGATCAGGGATACTCTCACTGAGAGTTGTAATGAGAGCCATTTATATTAGCTTAGATTAAAGATCCACCAATTCCATCGGTAATCTCATACCCAGCGTGTGCACTCACGAGTTCCTGGGCGCCACAGATACCACCTGGTGTGAGACCCTTGGAGTAGGGACTATCTTTTTTCCCAGACCCGGCAGTACATTCCAAGCTGACTGGGAGATCAAAAATTGAAGCATCACTGACAGTCTTGACGGTGATGGGCTTGGGCTGGTATTTACTGGTGGTGGTAGTCCTGAAAGCGGCGAGAGCCGAGATGACCACGAGAAGGATGACAATCATTGAGAGCGCATTACGACTGGTACGATTAAGGGTAAACATTTATAATGTACAAATATTTTTTTAAACTGCGTTAAAGGTAATTTTTTTAGTTTCTACATAAAGAGTAGATGGACGAAGAAATCGTACTCGACAGAGGAAATACCAACATTATGAAATTAGATGCGGATGAACAGGCCATCATGGATGAGATTGAAATATCTACTCCACAAACCCAGCGTGTTCCAAGACCAACCAGACCCACTCGAAATCCACCACCTATGCCCCAGCAACAGGAAAGTATGGATGCTTTTGTGAATCCCAACAAACAGTCTGCTCCTGTGCAACACCAACAAGATGAAGAGATTGATTATGGGGAGGAAGAGATGTACGACGACCAAGACATGGATATGGGTCCTGGTCCCGGTCAACAGGGAGAACAACCGACGAAGGGATACACCTCTATCGACGAGGAGAAGGCTGATCTCATCAATAAATTGAGTCGCCTCGAAAAGAAGGGGTTCGCGGTGAACAAGAGACTCAACGCGTACTCTAATGTTGAAGAGCTCAGGTCAGAGGTGAAGCGAATCACATATAGCATTGACGTGGAACAGTCTGTTCGTTTCTCTCGACGGATGCTCGTGGCGTGTGTGACTGGGCTGGAGTTTCTCAACAAGAGGTACAACCCTTTCGAGATCCAACTCGAGGGTTGGTCGGAGTCAGTGATGGAAGGTGTCGATGATTACGATGGTGTTTTCGAGGAGTTGTACGTGAAGTATCGCTCGAAGGTCAGCGTCGCCCCCGAAATCAAGTTGATCATGATGTTGGGTGGTTCGGCGATGATGTTCCACCTGACCAATAGTATGTTCAAGTCAGTGATGCCCAACATGAACGATGTGATGAAGCAGAACCCCGACCTGGTGAAGAATATGATGGCGGCGGTCCAGAACACCACTCGTGCTCCAGGGGGTCCTACAACGGATGCTCCCGTGGGTGGTTCTGGTGAGTACCAGATGCAGGGTCCAGGTATCGATATATCAAGTTTGATGGGTGGGATTATGATGCCACCCGCTCCCCCCATGAACACGACGAAAATCTCCCCCCTCGAACCCCAGGATGATGAGGATGACATCTCCGACATCATCTCAATTTCTGGTGATTCCACTGGAGGTGAAGTCAAGGAGGTGAACGTCGCCACCACCAAAGGTAAGCGTACCACCAGACAGAGGAAGGCGAAAAAGGAAATTAATCTCTAAATATATATAAATGATAGCGTACTATCCATTGGAGGAACTGGAACCTCCCAAACAGTTGGTGGTGGATCCACCTGCTGTCACCCCCCTGAATGTTCAGGTTGGTTTAGAGGAGAGTGAATTAAATTACGTCGTGATAGCTTTCATCTTAGGCGTAGTTGCTTTAGCCGTATCAGATGCCATCAGGGCATAAATGTATATTGAATCTACCGCGGGGTCTTCCTCCGTAGTACGTTTAATTCCCGAATAATACACCACCCAACCCATTTTTGATCCTAAGCACATTGTAATTAACTGCATAGATGTATAGGGGTTGACCAGGGACTCTTCCTGCGCCAATGGACGCACCCCTTATGATCATTTTAGCGTTGTCCAAACGACTGAAATTACACGATCCCGATGGACTATACTCCGACGCGTTCATACAGAAGTGATAGGCGAAATATCTCGTGTATACCATCACGTTTCGGGTCGAATCAAATTCAGAAACACCGTATTGAGATTTATAATAATTTTGCACGGTATGGAAATAATTGGGTTTCATATTTTCAAATAAATACGTACCATTGATTTGTAAATCGGCACCAGTAAACGTAAAGTAGTCAATTTTATAATTACTCACGGTTGCATTGAAGCCAAAAAACAACGATTTAACTGGGTGGTTGAACGGGCTTAAGTCAAGTGTATTGTATCCATCGAATGTGTTAAGTTTGTATTCTACCCGTTGAACCTGTGTGATCACGAGATCCAACTGTCGTTGAATGATAGCCTCTCTTTCATCTTTATCCAAAAAAATGTAATTACCGTACACTTCAATCTTTTTATCTTCATCCGTCAATCCAGCGAGACTGGTTTGGTCATAGTTAATCTTTATTTCGACTTGGTGATTTTGGAGGGCGACGAGAGGTAAAAATGCCTTATGGTCACAAAAGAAAAAGTGTAATGGTATGAACCCTGGATTTTCATTGGAGGATTTACTGTTCAAATCTCGTGATTTAGTGCAGGTGTCCGCGAGATAATTTGACCATATATCGGTGTAATAGTCGAAATGGTGTGAATCGACCTTCTGACCCCCTATATACAGGTCAATAGTAGAATTGGAAAACATCGTGAGGGTATTGGAAGAACCTTCGAACCACAAGGCGTTAATGAGGTCACCGAGAACCGGGATCGTGATCGAGGTATCGTTATCATTTATCGTTTTAATCAGTTTAGGGACCTGCGAAAAATTTGTATGTCTTGTAAACTTCGTACGGAAGAAGGAATGCCCCTCATCACTTATGAGGTATGCGTCTTGTACACCTTTTGAGACAAGTTGTATTAATGCACCAGACATATTTAATAGATGTTCAGATTATAAAAACAGACACTTTCCCTGAGGGAAATCACTCTTGGGTTCCTCCGTGAATTTGCCTCGAATGTTGAAACCACCTTGTCTATACACCTTCATTCTCTTGTAATACATGGCTGTGAAGATCGACCATGGATCGTGTACATCGTAGATGTGTGGGTCATTCTTTTTCCCCTTTGTCTCTCTCATGATTCTACCAATACTTTGGGTAATATCAGACTTGGGACTGGCTAAGATAACTGTATCGAGTGTTGGGATATCTAGACCCTCGTGGGCTTGACTGAATGTTGCGAATATGATCTTCTTCTTTGAGGATTCCTGGAGCGCCGCCTCTTTCATACCACCCATATACAAACCCGATGTCTTGGGGAAACACTGATGAAGAAACTCACAATGTTGTCTACGGTCACTGAGAACGAGAAGTTGCCTCGTTCCAGCTGATGCTTTCTTTACGAGCTCTACTAACATCTGGTTTCTTGACCTATCCTCAACAATTTGGGTAATCATGTTGGGCATGGAAATCTTCCCATTTCTCATGGATGGTGGTGGGTTCCTATAATTTGGTGAGTCAAATGTTATGGGGAAAACCTCCACCTGTTCCTGGTTTTTTCGTTCAACGGCGAAGAATGTGGGTCCCATGAACCAGTGGAGAACCTTGGTGAGACCATCCTTCCTTTCTGGGGTTGCTGAGAGTCCGTAAATGTGCTTGGGACACATCTTGAAGAGACTTTGACTAAAAACTTTCGCACAGATGTGGTGTGCCTCGTCAACGATGAGCGTCCCTATACTCTCGAAGTCTGAGAAACTATATTCTTTGAGGGAGAGGGACTGGAGCATCGCGATTACAAAGTCACACTCTACCTCCTTCTTATCCTGTTGTACGACCCCGATGGTAGCTCCCGGGCAAAACTGTTGGATACGTTCACGCCACTGATCCGCGAGAAACTGTTTATGGACGATGATCATCGTTCTGTATCCCAATTTACACGCTATTGCCAAGGATACCGTCGTCTTCCCATAGCCGCATGGTAGAGAAAGGACACCGTGACCTGCTTTAATCGCTGCTGCGAGGGCATCATTTTGGTGTGTCGCGTCTCTGAGCTGTCCGACAAACTTGGTTCGGATCCGGGTGGGCTCGGGTCTCTTATCTTCCTTGGGTTCTCCAAGTTTATCGGTTCCATAGAATCTTGGAATGCAGACTCCATTCTTAGTTGGTCTAAAAACTTTGAAAGGCGGGGGAGGAAATCCGTAGTCTCCATTGACGATGGGTCTTACGGTAAGTTCCTTTTTAATTTCTTGAATTGGTCCCTCACTCACCAGGTATCCGGTTCTGGTGAGCATACTTATTTAAAGGGTACAAACTTTAAATAGGTACAATGCCTACCGTCGACGTTGAAGATAATATTAAGAAGCTCCGTGAGAGCCTCGAGAGAACGACACAGGATTTATTCCGTATGCAAGGGATGCTCTCCACCTTCGAGGAGTTCAAGAAGGGTGGTCTCAAGACAATTGACCTCCCCAATGACCCCAATCAGCCAGTAGAGCCCACTGAGGAGCTCGAGAGTATCCAAGAAAAGCCTGAGTGATCTCCCACATTCCAAATACCCTTGAAATCTATTTCGATTTCAACTTCATCACCCCGTATAAGAGACTGCAAGGGTCGCCCCTTAACTTCGCACATCACTCTCCTATATCGGAATGGAACCTTTACTTTTAGAACATGACCTTCGAGTGGATTACTCACACTCTTGTTGGTGAGTAGGTGTACCCTATTCGCGTGCATTCGCTCTATCATTTCAGAAACCCTCTGGGGAATCGTGAAGCGGATGTACTTTTTTTCATTGTGTTCGTACATGGGTTCGTACACTTTAGCTGATAACTTCATATACGATATACTAATAGTAAAACTATAAGTACTACAAACACAAATAACATGACCTGAGACAGTAAGATGGGTTTCATGGGTGGTCTTGTTCCAAAACAGATATGACTTAGAGACCTGGAAACTTCAGTCGCGGCTTCGACACTCGAATACGGTGTGTCTCGCGGCGACATCATACCACACATGGCAACCTTGGGGCACTTCCCAAAAAATGGGAGTTGTCCATGAAGACTGAGAACACCCGACGATTGTGTGAAGACCCATTTGTTGTCTTTCCATTCTGCACCCCACCCGATCCGTATAGACTTTGGTGTGGGGACACCGAGTTGTCTCACGACCCCAGCCTTTAGAGTTTCTGGATCAGTTTTGAGAATTTCTGGTGTGAGATCACAAATGACACATGATATGGTTTTACAATCGGAGAGAACTTTAGGTTGTAAATTCCATTCTGTGGTGGTTGAGATTTCTATGTCTGTTTTTATTTCAATTGGGGTATCGTAATCGAGAAGAACATTTATGGCGCCGTATGTACTTTCACTCACTTTCTTGAATGCATCTGGTCCCCAGTTGTCCCCTAGCAATTTGAGAGCTGGACTATTGTCTAAACATAAAAAGAGAACTCCATCCTTAATAACTCTTTCATCCGAAAACGTCGCGACGAAATCATTTTCACCATACTCAACACTTAACAACTCTGTCCCAAAGACAAAGTTTGCACCAGCATCCATAACAGCCTTTTCCATGGCGTCACACATCACTTTACCTGAAACCCTCTGTGTATAAATACCAGAAAGTCCTACATGATCAAAACTTTTAACAAATTCGTAGGCGGACATTACATTCCATGTAACTCCATCCATGATGAGGGGCATGTGTTCGACATATTTCGAACCCTTTTTACTCAGTGGTCCGAGGGCATCCTTAAGAGGTGTACGTTTGTATTTTTCAGGGAAAGCATATACTTTCGTGAACAGAAGTGCGAGGGTGACGTAATCTCCAGGGCTCAGTGATCGAATCATGAAGCCAAAGTATTTCTTTTTGTCGACGGGTAAGAAAAGGTCATGCCAATTTATACCCATCTCGGTGATGAGAGACTTGAAGTTGATGAATGCACGGTCAAATAGAAGTCTATGTGCGTGAAGATCTCTCTTCTCGCCCCCTGGCTCCCACCAGGAACCACCACCTGAAACTTTTCTGTCGTAAATAGTGACTTCGTGTTTTCCTGATTTTAGAATTTCCCAC